CGGAGAATACCGGTACAGCTGACGAAAAAGCTGTTTTTCTCATGTTCAGTAAGCAGCAATGGGAGGAGCTGCAACGTTTGAAGCCGATAGAAAGAGCCGCCAAGATGGCGGTTGGATTATAAGCGTAAGGGGAGGGGGAGGCCAGGTGACTTGTAACGCTCAGGTGAGCCAGGATGATGTAAGGTGCCCAAACTGCAGGGAGACTATGGCTTACGACCAGGAGGATAGTTTCTACCGCTGCCCGGTGTGCAAAGGACAATACTGGCCGAATGATAAAGCTATGCCCTGCCCGGGGTGTGGCCGGCCGATGAAGCTTAACAAGTTACGGGGTTTTCACCAGTGTTCAGGTTGCGGCTCCGAGTTCTGGCCGCCGGAGGAAACAGAGGAAGAAGAGGACCCGGAGCTTGGCCGGGGTTCATATGCAGGCCTGGGGCTGGTTTACCTCGGGGAGATCCGGAGGGGGTCAGGGCGATCCAAAAGCAGCGGCGGTAGGAAGCGTAAGAAGAAAAAGGCGATGCCCAGAGTGATAAGTCAGAAGTATTTGCTGTATTGACAACCTGGTAAAAGATGCTAAAATCAAAATAGCTACCCGTCACTATGTGGCGGGTTTTGTTACCATTTAGGAAAAATGAAAGGAGTGAGGGCAATGAATGATATTCCCGATAAAATATTGGAAATACTTAACGATAAAAATCCAATTAATTTTGATTTTGTTTCGGATAGCTTAAGAATTAGCCATGAAGATTTTTCGCAGGCTATTGATGAATTAAGTAATGCAGGAAAAATAGAAATAGACACTACCCGTGAAATAATAAGTTTAAGAAAATAGATTCCTAGTTATTAGCCCCCGCGGGAGCTTTTCGATTTGCAAGGAGAAAAGTTTCTATGGATACGATAGTAACAATAGTCAACAGTTCGCTATTAAACACAGTTTTAGGAATTGTCATCGGCGGGCTTATAACTGTTTTGGTATCAAAACGCTACTACATTAAATCTGGAGATCAGTTAATAAGTGAACTTGAACAAACTAGGCGCGCTAGACGAAGGCAACTATTATTTGAGATTAGCCTTAATATGGGTTATGCAACGAAATATTCATTTAATAAAGACCTAACGCTTACCTTGATTGGTTCAGACATTGAGACAAAAATTGCTGAATTAAACGATATATGTAATCCTGGCTCTCTTACAATGTTAGAGATAAAAATAAGTAATATAAATATAGCTTGTGAACAACCTGATTATACAGATGAGAAGATCTACGCATTGTTAGATGAGGCTATAGAAGTGGCGAATGAAATCAGAAATAAATTATAATCGTTCTTTTAGAGTTGCTGTTTCAAAAAAAATAGACATTGCTGTTTTTGAAACTTTATTATATTTTAATTTTACTTCAGACAGGCGCAAACCTGCCTAGATAGTAAAACTATCTACATTTTAATACTGCAATTATGGTAATGGAAAGTATTATCCATAACTAAAGAACCATGATCTTACCTACTTTAGGTGAGGTTTTTTTATTTGACTCTGAAATAAAACGTATTCAGAGAGAAGGTGAAACCATGGCCAGGCCCAGCAGATATAAAAAAGAATACGATGAACAGGCATATAAACTCTGTTTGCTTGGAGCTACCGATAAGGACCTGGCTGACTTTTTCAACGTCAAAGAGCAGACGATTAATAACTGGAAAAGGGATCATCCATCATTTTTTGAGTCCTTAAAAAGAGGTAAGGTTATAGCGGATGCGAATGTGGCTGACAGGCTTTATCAGAGGGCCATGGGCTATGAACATGATGATATTGAGCTAAAAGTGGTTTCTTTGGGCGGCAATATGGGCTCCGAGGTTCAGGAGGTAAAGGTGAGGAAATACTACCCGCCCGACACCACGGCAGCAATTTTCTGGTTAAAGAACCGCAGGCCGCAGGAGTGGAGGGATAAACGCGAACATGAAATAGCAGGCAAAGGCGGCGGGCCGATAATTGTAAAGCTGCCTGAAGAATTGAGCGATTGAAGTGGAGATAGACTTAACTAACTTAGCTAAAATGATACCGCCCATATATTACCCGGCTTTTAAATATAAAGGCCGGTTTCTCATTTTATACGGGGGCTCAGGATCGGGGAAAAGCTATTTTGCGGCCGACAAGTTTCTCATCCGTACCATTAAAGAGGATAATCATAATTTACTTTGCGTTCGCGATACCGGAAAAAGTGTAACAAAATCACAATTCCCCCTACTAAAAGGTGAGGTAAAGCGCTGGGGGCTTAGCGATCTATTTAAAATTAACGAGTCCATGGGAAATGAGAAAATAACGTTTAAGCCCAACGGCAACCAAATTATATTTTCAGGCCTCGACGATGTTGAAAAACTAAAATCCATATATGACATTACAAGCATATGGGCAGAGGAAGCCAACGAGATAAGCCCAGAAGACTTTCGGGAACTTAACAGGCGGTTAAGGGGTTATAAGGGCAAAAACGCAGACGGAAGCGACAAGTATATGCAATTTATGCTGACCTTTAACCCGGTATCCGAATTGTCGTGGCTCAATGAGAGGTTCTTTGGCGATGAGTAGACTAATTATATACGGAACTAAGCAAGCCGCGGCATTTAAAGGAAATGTAAATGATTATGATACATTGATAATCCATTCAACTTATCATGACAATCCCTTTATTGATACGGCATATGCCAAAGAAATGGAGGATCTAAAGAAATACGACGAGGATGAATATAATATATACGCATTGGGCCTCTGGGGAATCCCCGGGGGCACTTTTTTTAACAAGAAAAATGTAGCCAGGCGCATCAAAGAAGAACGAACAAAAAAGCCGCTTAAACAGGGCTATTTCGAAATTAAATGGAATGACGCAAGCACACATGATAAGATAATTGGCTATGAGTGGGTAGGCGATGATCAAGGCTATATCAAAATTTACGAGGAACCTAAAAAGGGATATCCATATGTTGGGGGAGGCGACACAGCTGGAGAGGGCAGCGACTGGAATACAGGCGCATTTACCGATAATACCACAGAGCAGGACGTGGCCAGCCTTCGCATTAACTTTGATGAAGATTTATATGCCCGGCAAATGTATTGCTTGGGGTGTTATTATAATGACGCCCTGATCGGAGTAGAAACGAATTACAGCACGCATCCCATGAAAGAATTAACCCGGCTGAACTATCCGAACCAATATGTCAGAGAAGAAACCCCGGATGCTTTCACCGGCAAACTGACAAAGCGGTTCGGATTCAATACAAACAAGCTTACGCGCCCGGTAGCTTTGGGGATGCTAAGAACTATCATAAGGGAACATCCCGAACGTGTAAAAGACATAGACACCCTAAACGAAATGACAACTTTTATTAAAAACGAAAAAGGCCGGCCAGAAGCCGCGGAGGGATTTCATGATGATTGCGTAATGGCCAGGGCGATTAACTGTTATATAGCTGGCCAGCAGCGAAAAACAATTCAAATCGACAATAAGCCTCTCGACTGGTCTAGGCTGCCTGAGGACTTGCGCGAGGATTACATGAACGCCACGCCCGAGCAGCAGGCGTACTTACTAAAGAAGTGGGGAATGGGGTGAGTAAATGGGCCTCTTCACGAAAATAAAAGAACGATTTCAAAAGCGGGGTGAAACCGTGGCCGAATCAGCCAAGTTGAAAGAATGGCAAGATAAACTGACAAACGCCCTCAATGACTGGGATTTGTCAAAATTCGATGATTTGGAATATCTATACCTGGGCACCCATGAAGTATACCCGAACATAAACTCAACCAGCGGTCCGGCGACTCGCAATAAAGCCAATAACGTCCAAAATATCTGTTATGAGTTCATTGAAAGCCAGGTTGATTCCAATATCCCGCAGCCGGCAGTAACGAGCAAGATTGACGGCTACGACGAGCAGGCACAGATGATTGAGGACAGCCTTAAAAACGATCTGATGGAGTCTGATATCAATGAAATAAACGACGAAAACGAGCGCAATACACCGGTGTGTGGGCACTCAGTTATCCTGGTGGATTGGGATAGCGATTTCAAGCACCCCTTATACATTGGCCGGCAGATATTACGCGGATTGCACCCCAAGCAATTGGTGCCGCAGTCCAACATATGGAAGGCGCAGGAGATGGATCACCTGTTCATCCTATCCAGCGTCACCCGGGCCTATTGCAAACGGCGGTATGGGGTGGACGTGCCGGACGACGGCGAGGAATACCCCGAAATCAACAGACTGTCTGGTGACGGCTACAGCACCGGCAACGAAAAGGATAAGGTGACTGAGGTGGTTTGCTGGTACAGGGACAAGGACGGCGACGTGGGCCGCTTTGTATGGGCTAATGATACCATTTTAGAGGACACGCCCAAATATTTCTACCGCCGGCCAACTGTTTGCATCGAGTGCGGTGGGGCCATAGACCCGGACGGCATATGCATCCAGTGCGGGGGAACCAAGTTTGAACGCAAAATTGCAAAAACTGAAAAACTGGCCGAAGATGTGATGCTGCCCGACGGCACAACTATACCAGCAGGAACTGAAGTGCCCTATTTTGCCCCGCAACGGTTCCCGGTGGTCATACGCCGAAACGTGCCTAAGAACTTTACCTTCGGCGGACAGAGCGATATAGAGGTAATAAAAGATCAGGCCGACGCGATTAAGAAAGTGGTTTCTTCTGTTGAAGAAAAGATCATTCGCGGCGGGGCGATTGTTAAGGCTTTAACCGGGCATAATTTTACGCTGACCAACGAGTTATATCAAATTGTGAGAGGAACAGCCGAACAACTGCAAATGCTGGGGATACAAAGCCTAAGCGCCGACATACAGGCAGAGCTTTCTTTTGCTCAAGAGCAGTACCAATCAGCCAAAAACACTTTGGGGATAACAAACTCCTTCCAGGGACAGCCGGACAACACGGCGCAGAGCGGCAGGGCCAAAGAAATCCAGGTACAACAGGCGACGGGACGGCTTCAATCCAAGGTTACGAATAAATATACGGCCTTCAAAGAAATGTTTGAAATCATGTTTGAGATGAAACTGGCCTTTTGCGATGAGCCCCGGCCGTACGTCCGGCAGAAAGAGGACGGCACCCGCGAGTACGGGCAATTTAATAAATACGCCTTTTTAGTGCAAGACTCAAGCGGCGAATGGTACTACAACACAGATTTTATATTCACCGCGGACGCCGGGGCAGGATTGCCAAAGGATAAAATGTTTATTCTCGACAAAGCGGAGAAATTCCTACAAACACGGGCTTTTGAGACTTCGCCGGCCAATCTCCGGTTCTGGAGCATCGTAGAGCAATTACATTATCCTGGAGCTGGGGAGATAAAAAAACAGATGCAGGAAGAAATAGAGGCGGCAAAGAACCAGCCGCCCCCCGAGCAACCACAGCCGCAGCCCCAGGGGCCGCAGATACCGCCCGAGATACAGCAAATCATACAGCAGATGTTGAGCCTGCCGCCAGAACAAGCGCAGGCTCTTTTTGATGGCCTGGCTCCAGATGTTCAGCAGGTGGTGGCGCAGACATTAGAGCAGATGAAGCAGGCGGAGCAAGCGCAGATGGGAGGGAGCCCCGGCGCCCAAATGTAAAGGCGAA